CAAGATTCAGGGATATAACGAAACAATGCACATTTAGTTGGGCAACTGCCCCAACTGCTATAACAGCAGGAACTTTTCCAGATAGCTTTATAGATGGAAATCACGACACAAAGTTAGAGTTTTATGGGACTTATGCAGGAGCGGGCTTACAAGCGAGAATGCAAATAAACTCCCCAAAGCCTCGCAATATTATCTTAATGGCGGATATTGCTTCAGGAGCCCAGATAGGTGGAGACGGTGATATGACTCGATCAGTTTTTTTCGACACAAGTATTTTTGCTGAGAGATATCCAGTATTTTCAAATAAATTCCTTGAAACGGATTTCAGTACAAGTTTTTCTATAAGACTACGCAACCCATACAATTCGGTTCCAAACGGTTATAGCGATACCTCAAGAATGATGTTTCATGCTGCGGGGGCAGGTGATTACGCATGGGAGATATATTCCATTAGAATACTCGAAATAGTGGGGGTATAATGATTGATACAGCAGAGTTAACAAAAACACTACATAAAGGGCAATCAATCTCCGCAGATAAAGACGAAGCAGATATGTATATCTACAAGGACTATGGAGACGGCACAGGGATATTGACTGATGGCCTGAATACTTATTTTGCTTACAATAATTTTAAATCTGTTGGCGATATATGCCCACAGGATGCACGACTTGTTGATGAAGTTGAGACAATCGTCCTTGAAGAATCTAAGACGGTAATTAAGGGGGTAAAAGAGTATAAAAGCACCAATCCGTTAGCAACAAAGACAGAGATTTATGAGCAATTCAAAACTAAAATAAAAGAAGTAAAATCAGTAGATAAACTATAAGGTGCAGTTATGGGTCTAAATATAAAGGCAGCAAACTCCATCGCGAGAACTACAATAACAGATCAACATGGAGTACATATCAGTAGTGCAAAGACAGGTCTTGTAGTAACAACGCTTAATCCCATAGCACGACCAATAGACTTTCGCTTGAACAACCAAGTAAGAACTGGACTTTCTCTCGCGGTACCTGCAGTTGTAGGCTCGTACTATTTAACTTTTTCCCCTGGGCATGGGTTGGTTGTTGGGAATATTGCAGTGCTTATAGATATAGAAGAAGTCCAAATATATAACGCACAAGTTCTCAATGTATCGGGGGATTTAATAACCTTCGACACACCTTTACAATACGCATACACTACCGCCAATACTTTTGGGTCTATATCTGATCCAGAGATGAACGTGGATGGCAGTGCCACAAAAGTAGAATACTCCCTGAAAAATGTCTTTCCAGGCACTAATTTAAATCTTATAAGAATTATTCTGCATATGACCTCCGGGACTTCTATGGACGATGGAAAGTTTGCGGGTATCTCGGCCTTAACCCGCGGCATAGTCTTCAGGAAAAAGAAAGCTAATGGAGGTTATCTGAATCTATGGAATGCTAAGAATAATGGTAGGTTGGGAGAATTGGCTTACGATAAAACGTATGACTCAAAAGCTCCCGCAGGTGTCTACGGGATGACTGTGAGACTCACGTATGGTGGGCAAGCAAAACATGGAACTGTGATAGAGATCTCCACCGGAGAAGAGATACAAATGTTAGTTCAAGACGATTTAACGGATCTTGTAGCATTTAATGTTACATGCCAAGGTCACTTGGTATCGGAATAAAATTTTTTAAATATAAAAAGGAGTTTGCAATGATAAAACTTGAAGCAACTTGTCCAATGTGTAGTAAAACTTGGAACACGACGCAAATGGTGTATTTGTAAGGAGTGCGGGGAAACTATGCTGCAAACAGTATACTACATAAGGCATATGAATTGTGGGAGTGATGTAACTGGAGTTTGTTCAAAATGCCTTAGGATCCGAAAAAAAACCCGAGTACATGAAGGCAAGAGGAAAAGAGCTGTCCCCAGATTAGAACTTAACGGGTGTACTCTTCGGGAGGGCAAGAGTGTCGTAACATCCTCTAAAAGATGCTCCGGTTTTAACACTTGCGAATTTAAAATCTCTTGTTTAGATCTTGTCTCGCATAAAACAGATTGGAGAGGCTTTACAAGTAACGGAAAAGGATATATAAAGAAAGAGCTTTTTTGTGGAAGTGCTATACCTATCCTTAATCCAGATTCAGAGTACACAGTACACTGCTAATAGGGGGAAACTATGCTGCAAAAAATAACAGATGGATTTAAAAATATCCTAAAAGGTCTTGGAACTTCTAAAGATCCGAGACAAAACACATATTACCAGCAGGGCATGAGGATCACCCAGAAAACAGCGAATGATCTATATGTGTATAATTGGCTGGCAGCAAAGGTGGTGGATATCCCGATTGATGACGCTACAAGAAAGTGGAGAAACCTGCTCATATCTGATGCGGATGAAAAAAAAGAAATTGAGACATTAATGCAAGAGTTTGAAATAAAAACAAAGATTAACCAGGCTGCTAAATGGGCGAGAGTTTTTGGTGGTGCTGTTATTATTGCTATTATAGATGGAGAAGATCCTGCAGAACCACTTATTGTAGATCAGATCAGACCTGGAACATTAAAAAATTTTATTGTTCTGGATAGATGGAATATTTATCCGGGAGGTATAGACAGAGATATTACATCAAAGAATTTCAGTAATCCAGAGTATTACACAGTCGCGAGAAATGGGCAGAACATCCACCACACCCGGTTAACAAAACTTGGTGGGGATACATCCACTTTAATGGAACTTGAGTTGCAGAATTTTTGGGGAAACTCAATTTTTACTAAACAATTAGAACCTATAACAGACAGTCAGGTAACATCCCAATCTATCGCAGACCTGATTTATGAGTCTAATGTTGATGTATACAGAATCAATGGTCTAAATGGTCTGGTAGCAGAAGGACAAGACGAGATAGTTATTAAGCGGCTTAAGATCGCATCAGAAATGAAAAGCATCCTTAATGCTGTGGTTCTCGATAAGGAAGACGAATACGAAAAGAAAACAAACACTTTTACAACTCTCCCAGATATAGACGACAGATTTATTCAGAAAGTTGCTGGGGCTTCAGATATCCCCGTTACAAGGTTGCTCGGTGTTTCTCCAACTGGTATGAATGCAACAGGTGAATCAGACATGCTAAACTATTACGACAACGTCCAATCTATCCAGGAGAATGACTTGAGACCTCCAGTGTCATGGATGGATAGTGTTATATGTGCGAATGCAGGTCTGCCCTTTTTTGAATACGAGTTTCTCCCACTGAAGCAATTAACAGAAGCAGAACAAGCAGATGTTAATTTGAAGAGGGCTCAAACGAACCAAATATATCTCGATCAAGGAGTTATTACAGAAGTGGACACCCTCACCCAACTCGCGGAGGATGGCACTTATATCAGCATTGACGAAATCCGTGTAGATCAAATTAAATCAGAGTTAGAATTGGAGAACAATTTTGGCGAAGAAGAAGATTAAAAAAACAGCCAGTCCTGTGAAATCTCTAAAAGGACAAGAAAGAGAGTACCAGAAACATCTCAATAAGCTTGGGAGAGCTATGGTAAAAGCTGTTAGAGAGGAGTTACTGCCTTACCTAAAAGCAAACCAAAGTGGGTACACATTAGACGGGATTAGCGACCAGCTTGGTGTTATTTACCGAAGGTTGAATGGGTTATTTACAGGAGTTTTTACTCTTGGGTTTGCCAAAATAACCGCCTCACAGATGGTTGAGAAAGTTGGAAACGCAAACAAAAACAGGTTTAACAGATCTATTAATCGTGCTACAGGAATAGATCTCGGATCTGTTATACAGGCTGAAGGATTAGAGGACTTTATTGCGAGCAGTATAAACACAAATGTTAAGTTAATCTCTACCCTTCCAGAGCAGTATTTATCCCAAGTGGAGGTTATTGTTAATAAAGGTGTTGCAAGTGGGGCAAGATATGATACTATCGCGAGAGAGATCATGGGGAAGACTGGGGCAAATTCTAAACTTGCTAAAAGGATCGGCGTAATCGCACGAAATGAGGTGCAAACTATTAACTCACAATTAACCTTAAGAAGATCATCGGCACTTGGCATCAAACGAGGTATATACAGAACCTCCGAAGATGAGAAAGTCAGAACTTGTCACAGGGAGCTAAACGGAGTGGAGTATGATCTCGTGAAAGGTGCTTGGAGTAAATCATGTAAAAAATTTATTCAACCCGGGATAACAGATATTAATTGTAGATGTTCATATAGCCCTGTGATTAAAATGGAGAATCTATAAATGAAATTATTCGTAAGTGATAGAGAGATATTAAAAGCTACGATAGACAAGGCCACGGGCTTCTTGACCGCCCCTGTAACCCTCTCCAGAATAGGAGTACAATATTACTCTGGAGAGGAACTCGGAATTAAAGACAGATTAAAAGAAAAATTTGGAGTGTTCAGATCCCCGGAGGAAGTTTTCCACCCAGATAGTTTGGGTAGTTATAAGAATCTCACAGTTACAGATAACCACCCTGCTGGGTTCGTAACAGTTAACAATGTTAAAAAGCTACAAGTAGGACAGGTTTCCGAGGTTGAGAAAACTGGGGATACCTCTTCAGGGGTTATAACTATAACAGACTCAGATGTAATAACAAAAATTGGTAAGGGTAAAATTGAAGTCTCTGTGGGTTACTCAAATAACTTGGTAGAGAAAAAGGGCGTTTTTGATGGGCTTGAATACGAGTACTTACAAACAGATATAAGGGCTAATCATCTCGCTATCGTGGATGCGGGGCGATGTGGCTCTGATTGTAAGATAACTATGGACAAGGGGAAAGGAACAAAGATGAAAATTACAATTGATGGGATTGAGTATGATGCTGGAAACGAACAGCTTTTGCAAGCTATACAAAAGATGCAGAAGAGTCATGATGCCGAAGTGGAAGAGATGAAGAAAAAAGCAGACGAGGAAGAAAAAGAAAAAGAAAAGTTGAAAAAGGATAAAGAAAAAGCAGAAGCTGAAAAGGACACCTTAAAAAAAGATGCTTTGGATGCTGATGCAATAGATAAACTGGTTGGAGAACGTGCGGAGCTACTCGCCACTGCTAAAAATATCTTAGGAGATAAAATGCCGGAGTGTACTGATTGCCCAAAAGAGATAAAAACAGCAGTAGTAGATGAAGTACTCAATATGGGTGATTTGTCCGGTAAATCCATGGAATACGTAGACGCTGTTTACGATATCGCAATAAGCCGGGTAGAAAAAACAAAGGGATCGTTAGATAAATTAAATGATGATTTCCAGAAAGACAACAGAGCAGTCAGGGAAACAGCAAGAGATAAATACATGAAAGATCATCTGGGGATAGGAGAATAATATGCCAGTACAAGGAGCAACAGATTATTCAGCAAAGCATGCAGTCGCAGTAGAAGGACAAAGAGCAAACTTAGGATTGACAAATATTACTTCCAAAGTTGCAGAAGATTCGGATATTGCTTTCGGGCGTGCGGTCGTAAGAGGTACAGCAGATAACCAGGCAAAACTTCCAGGAGCTTCAGGCCAGTCTTTTCTCGGAGTAACTGAGATGACTTCAGCTTGGGCAGCTAATGCAAGCGACGTCCATTTATATGCTGAAAATAGAGAGATGAATATTATTGATTTTGGTGAAATTTGGGTCTATACAGAGCAGTCCGTAGTGCCTGGAGACAGTGTTTTCTTTCGGCATACAGCAGATACAGCTCCTTTAGATGTTGTCGGGAGGTTTAGAAAAGATCTAAGTGGTGGAGACGCCGACCAGATTATCGGAGCTTCTTTTGAAACAACCACAGCAGCTGGTGGGCTCGCAAAAATTAAGATCAATAACCCTGGTTTGGGTGTCCTGATCTCCCCTGATAGCTCGGAGACTATTACAGCCACCTCCGGAGCAATAAGCATTTTAACAGGGATATCATATTTTGATACTACTGCTGGAGTCTCCACTGCGACTCTCGCGGACGGTGTTGACGGGCAGAAAAAAACTCTTGCTATGCTTGTCGATGGAGGGAATCAGGTTGTTACACCTGCGAATTTACTTGTAGGTACAACTCTTACATTCGCCGATGCTGGAGATTCTATAACCTTGCTGTTTGACGGGACTAACTGGGGTGTTATTTCTAACAATGGTGTTGTTGCAGCATAGAAAAAATTTTTAATGAAAGGAAAATAAATGAATAAAACATTTGACGCATCTACAGGGCTCGCTTTTCTCCTGTCCCAGTTGACTCATATCGAGTCAAAGATGTACGAAAAAAAGTACAAAGCTATTACATACCCTTCTATTATACCGGTTACGAATGAAGCGGGGGAGTGGGCTGAATCCGTTACTTATTTCTATATGGATGGATCTGCGATCGCGGAGTTTGTCGGCACGAAATCTCTAAATGTTCCTATATCTGAAATTAGTACCAATAAGATAACCATCCCGGTGGAACTCGGGGCAACTGGTTATGAATACTCAGATGAGGAACTCAGGCAAGCGGTACAAATGCAGAGACCTTTACCTCAGCTTAAGTCTAATACAGCGAGAAGGGCTTACGAAGAGCTTGCTCAAGAAACCGCTATGATCGGGAATACAACACACAATCTTCCAGGATTCATAAACAACACCAATGTAACATCCGCCACTGTTGTTAATCCCGGTTCTGGGACTACTTGGGCGGTGAAGACTCCTAACCAGATCCTTTTTGATGTGAATGACTTTATGGGAAGTATCTTTGTTGATTCTCTCCAGGCTGAGAGGTCGGACACACTAATCCTCCCAACCCAGCAATGGAATTATATCGCGGGTACTCCAAGAAGCGATAACAGCGACACCACTATGTTGTCTTGGTTAGTTGCTAATAGTCCTTATATTAAGTCCGAATCTGATATTATGGCTGTCTCAGAACTTGCGGGTGCTGGGGCGGGTGGAGTGGATCGTATGATGGCATATACCAAAGACATTGACAAGGTAGTTATGCACATCCCGATGCCCCTAAGATTCTCAGAGCCACAGCGAAAAGGTAGAGGGTTTGAGATACCAGGGGAGTTTAAACTCGGTGGAGTGGAGTTTAGATACCCAGGATCCGCCAGATATGCAGACGGAATATAACGAAATATAAAGGAGAAAAAGGAATATGATATTAATTAAAAATAGCTCAAAATCAGTTAAAGTTCTAAAAGCCGCAGGATCACCAACCCTCCGGCTATTACCTGGGTGTAATAAGGTAATAGAGAATGACTTAAAACCTTATCTTAAAGGCAACGAAGCAGCTAATGCTATGTTTAAAGAGTGCCTTACAGTATTAAAAAATGTAGAAGATATATCTGCGGAAGAAAAAGAAGAGGCGGAGAAGGCTAAGGAAAAAAATGACATGCTCAATAAATCCTCTCGTGTATTCCCAGCCAGAGAGGCAGAGATATGTGAGAGTAAAAATGTTATAAAAGAACAAGCTGAAACTATAAAAGCTCTTATAGAAAGAGTTAACGCCTTAGAGAAAAAGAGAAAATAAATGGTTGACCCAACCTCTTTTAAAGAAAGATTCCCAGAGTTCTCCACTGTCGCGGATGCTCGTGTGCAACTGTTTATTGATGACGCAGTTGTGGTTTTAAACGAAGTCTACTGGGGATCGAAGTATGATCTCGGTGTAAGTTACTACTCAGCACACTGGTTAACTCTCGGGAAAAATTCTGAGTCAGGGTCATCCTCCCCCACTGGTGTTGTTTCTGGGAAGTCAGTGGACGGAGTATCTATTTCGTACTCATCACCACCGATAAGTGATATGACAGAGAGTATATACGGATCCACGGTATATGGTCAGAGATACCTTGCACTTAGAAAAACTCTGGGAGTGCCTGTGTATGTCGTCTAATTTCTCACGAAGAAGAACTAACGGAGGAGTTGCGGCTCTTAGAGAAAGAGTTAGAACTCCTGGAACGGTTGATGTAGGTATCATAGATGCTGGGAAACATGATTCAGGAGACAAGACAGTCGCGGAAATAGGTTTTTTTAATGAGTTCGGAACTGAGAGAATCCATGAGAGATCTTTTATGAGGAGTACGATCCGATCTAAGAAACGAGAAATTATTAAACTGCAAAAGAAGCTATTAAAAAAAATTAGTAAGGGCGATATTAGGGTGGGTGAAGCATTGGGGGTATTAGGAGAGGTTATGGCGGATGAGATAAGAAAAAAAATTGTATCACTTAAACTCCCGGAAAATAGTCCTATAACGGTGATACGAAAAGGTTCGAGTAACCCTCTAATAGATACAGGACAGTTAAAAAATTCGATTACATATGAGGTTAACCGGTAATGGCTTCTTACTATATAGACAAAACTCTTGGGGATGATGTCAACACAGGGGCTTTTGGAGATCCCTGGAGAACTCTGTTAAAAGCTAACACAGTAGGGTTCCAGCAAGGGGATAATCTTTTCCTGAAGCGGGGGGAAGTTTGGACCAACGAAAACCTGATACTTTACACTGATAACTTTACAGTTGATGCCTACGGAGATGCAGAAGAAAAGCCGACAATAAGACCTTGCTTGGAATTTACAAACGATCCTAATTGGGGGGTGTTTAGTGGGAATATATACGCTCGTGTGAGCATGCCTGAACCCT